TTCTTTTTCTTGGAGCTGTTGCCCCAGTTCGCTGCGCCAACACGTCTGCACTTAACCAAGGCTCCTGACCCATATGCCGAGGGCCAAACTGAGTAGCGAGCCTTCACCTTGCGGTAACAGGCGTCACGCTTTGCCGGTTTTTTTGGTGCTTTTCTTGCCATTGGCTCCTCGCATCGCGCACGGACAAGTGGCGTGTTGCATGTTGGCTGATCGGGTACGGCCAGCGAGTCTGCGTACACGAGTAGAGGCCATCAGCCTCTCCTCACGCGACGCGTCTTGCCATAGAGAGTTGGACGCTCGGCCCGTACAGACCTGCCGAACTGCGTTGGCATATTCGACAAGGTTCTGTAGGGGTTGGCGCGTCTCATTCGGTTGCCCATGCCAGACGTGGACATGGAACCGAATACGACGCCTCGGTTCGTCTTCATCTACGACGACCCTTTTTCGGCATTTTCTTGGCTGGCTTTTTCATTCCACGCATCATAAATCTCCTTGCGTTTGTGTATGTATTGCATGTCTGTTGATGGGAACTTCTCGTAATACTTTGTCTTGCGTAAAGTCTCGGATGCCTCCACCAATTTGTTTAATGATTGCACGAGAACTATTGCGTAGTCGTCCTCGATAAGACCTTCAAACTCTGGTGTCAGTGGGTTTTCTGTGGCGTTGGGGTGGAACCCCATGAGCCACACTCCGAAATGGTTTTGGTTTTGCTCTTCGATCCAGTAGTTGAACTCTCCATCAGTCATCTGCCAGTAGTCTGTCCAAGCGAATAGGTGTAGCTGCTCGTGGTCTTTGTGTATTGCAGACTTGATGTCGACGACGTCTGCCAACTCAGACGTGACGTGAACGACTACGTTGTTTTTTAACCAGGCTGTCCTGGCGAAAGGACACGGCGGAAGATTTGCAAACTCAAGACACGGAACTTCCAAGACTTCGTCTGACCAAAGCCTAATTTCTTTCCAGATTTGTAAGGCAGACTCGTGCTCCATCAGCACTTCCATCTTCGACGTGCAGCGCAGATACGTTTCTTTGGTGTCTTCGAGCAGGAGATGTTGTGCATCTTCATCTGGCCAGCACTGCGCTTGCAGTATGAATTGCGACGCTTGCCGCCTGACGGCTGCGGAGCTTTGAGCTTTGAGCCACAGGCTTTGTTGTATTTCGATCTGCCCTTTGCGGTGAGGCCAGCACCTTGCGACGCTGGTTTTTTCTCACCACGCCCGACAGACAGACTTACATTGCAGCGTTTTTTCTTCTTGGCCATGCTGGTATTTTGCCATTAGCCAAGAGGGTGGTCGTCCCTACTTCTGAGTCAGACCTTCTTTTTGCAGGTAGGATAGGTAGAACTTTAGGAAGTCATCTAGTCTGAGGAGGACAAGACTTTCTCCTGTCTTCATGCGCGACCTGCGGTTGATGACGACTGGGCAGCTTTCCGATCTTGTTATCTCGATGTTGTTCTCAGCTTGACGGAGAGCTTCGTGGAAGTTGAGACGTTCTACTCGTTTGGCTTCGATGAATAAATCTGGTGTTCCGAGGATGTCTGCGCCTCCGGCCATGCCAACTTTGCCGCCGCCAGAAAGTGGGGCGCGAAAAGATGACAGACCTGTCTTCTCATTGAAGTAGGCTGCTAACTCTCTCTCGTACTTGTCGCCCTTTTTTTTATGACCCCTGCCGCTCAATCTTCATATCCCATCTCGCGTCTGCATGATGTGCAAAAGAAATAATTTTTAGGGCGAGACTTTGTGTCGCCACAACCTATGCACGGCTTGGCCCATTTCTTTTCTTCAAAGTCTCGGCGAACTTGATACTTGGCCCCATCAAATTCTTGCAGTCCTTCTCGGACTAAAATTCTTTTAAGTGTATCCACGCAGCATCCAAGTCTGTCGGCAAGCTGGTGGTACGAAAGTTTTTTGTGGTTTGATGTGAGCCATTGTTTATCGCTGTCGCTGACAACAATCGGCCTCGGCATATACACCCCCTACATATTGATTAGAGATGTATTTTTAATACTACATGAGCTGTGCGGAGACAACACTTTAGGTGTGTGTAGGTGTTTACAGATATGAAAAAATATGATACAACGACGGAGTTGTTGAAGACGGCGACGGAGAGAAGCCTCCGGCTTCCCTCCGTAGACTAGACGTCTGAGACTAGCAAAGCGTGTATTTAGTCGTTGTATCACCCGTAATACAAAAAACTACCGATGAAAAAGAAAGCTCCCACAAGACAAGACCTTGAGTATCTGGCGTGGAAAACCGCCGATGAACAGAGTGGTGGGAAGATAGTTTTATCCAATGACAAGGAAGAGAACCGCCGCAGGTATCCAGAGCTTGCAAAAATCGTAGATGAGGTGAGGCGTCTGTGGCCAGACGCCAAGATTAAAATCACCCCTCGATCTCAAGCCACTCCCTAACCAAACGAACAGGACGACTGAGCTTGTCAGCAATCACAAGAGGATCGTAACCATCCAATGCCATGTCTTTCGCTCTCTGCTTCGTCGAACGGCTGCTCACGATACACTTCTCATCAGTGTGATTGTGAGATGCGAATCCGATCCATTGGACGCGGTCATGTAAGTCTGTCCACTCGCGTACCTTGCCATAGCGAATTTCCATTACCATACCAAGACGGAAATCAGCGGGTAGTTTACTCGCCAATAGAGGCCATATCGGGCTGTCGTATGCCCCGTCGTATATCGCGGCATTTGATTTAGCAGTCTCTTCGTCTTGGTAGACCTGCGTTACTCTGATCTGCGTCTCCAGAACTGTAAGCTGGTTGGTTGATCCAGCTTCCCTTCCCATCCCACCTTCGCTTGGCTTGTTGCTGTGATGCACAAGCACGACAGACAGGCCAGAGTTTCTGAGCTTGACGGCGAGCTGGTTCACCTTCGACCACTCGTCTGCGGAATTTTCTGCCATCCCTGGATAGGCTGAACGAATGGTATCGAGAACAACCACGTCTGGGTCTGCGAACTTAATCCACTGCTGCAACTCCATCATGCCCTCAGACTTGTGCAGGTTGATCTCTTTCTTGTCCACAAACGGTGTCCAGATGTTCATTCGATCCTGAGTGTCGCCATGAACTTGCCGCATTTCCATCAGACGTCTGGCGATGGTGGACATCCCCATCTCGAAGTCGAGATACAGAACTCGGCCAGCCTTGCCGACCTCGAAGGGGCCAAAGTATTTGCGGCCAGCACACATTGCAGACATCGCATGTTGCACGAACATAGACTTGCCGTGGCCAGAGTAACCGAAGACCTGCACGATTGTGTTGTGCGGCAGCCAAGGCTCAATCAGATACGTCTTGGCGTCTGCCTCGGATAGAAGCTGCTCCGCATCTTTCATCTGAATGAGCTTACGCGGACGCTCTAAGTCTATGTGCTCTGGGTGATACTCTTTATAAATGTACTCGCCATCATCATTGAACCGCTCTGGATGATTTCGCTTCTCGCTCTGCTCCATCGAGCTACAGGTTGCCTCGAACTCGAAGTCTGACAGACACTCCTCAAAAAACTGGCGCATGAAAGCATGACCTCTGACGCGCAGCTCGGCGTCGAAGTAACCAGACCTTATGCTTTCGCTGACGTATCGCATCAGACGCTCGTTGCGTCCGTTGCCCAATCCAGTTGGTATCTTGAGGGTTGACGGGAAGTTCTCCCGCACAAACTTTGCCGTCCGATCCCACTCACTTATGAACTCGTCTGGGTGGATGGTCGTCACAGACGACAGGTCAAGCTCCTCAAAGGTGAAGTCTCCAGCTTCAGGCCGCTCCTTCAGGGTTGGCCGCCAGTCTTCCCACATGGGCATCTCATCCCAGTCGAATACGTCTGTGGGGTAATCCCAAATATAGTTTTTGGACGGCGGAAGCAGGGCGTATGAACCATCTCCTCGGAAGTCCAAGCCATTTATCTTCGGCCAGTCTGCACCACGAGAGTTGATACCAGCACGAGGGCCACGTCTTGTCCCATCCTTGGGGTGCTCGAAGTATAGGTGCGAGCCACGCTTGGTCTTCACCTTAATGCTCGAGCGCATGTTCGCGTCAAACGCGGCGTGTGCCGCCTCGTCGTTGTCACAGTCCACAACAACTACACCACTAATCTCACCAGTTACTATAGCGATTTCATGGTCAGGCCAGCGTGTCCACCAGTCTGTCACCTCCTCCTCGGTTGGCAGTCGAGACTGAAAGTCCAGCCATTTTATGGCTGGACGTTTTGCTTCGGGCTTGATTGGTATGATTGACCAGCCGCGATCAAGATATTCCAGTGCGGCTTCCAGCTTCGTCTTTAATTTCATCGTTTTCCTCATCAAAATAGGCGTCTAAATCTAGGTCTGGATCGTGAGATTTGATTTTCTCAAGGACGCTGCTGCTCACATAGTTCCTGCTGATCCATCCGTAGGGCGCAGTCCTGACTGTGCCTGTGATCTTGGCGGCAGCAGACGCCCCGCCAAGGTCTTCGATGAGCCGAGAAATGTTCAGCTTTGCGCTCACTTTTTACTCCTTTTTACTTTTGCTATTGCATATCTGTCTTGTGTACGTTACACCTTTGGGTGTGTCAAGGTGTTCACAGTACTGATGATGATGATAAGGAGAGAATATGTTTAATGTGATGAAGACGTCGGACATCCAGAAACATGGACCGACAAAGGTGCTGCTTTACGCTCACCACGGATACGGCAAGACGTACCAGTGCCGTTTCTACCAGAAGCGGTACGGCAAGGGGCTGATCCTGTCAGGTGAAGCTGGTCTGAAATCCATCGAAGACGTGGACATCGACTACCTGCCATTCTCAAGTTGGGATGGAAGGATCGTCAAGAAGAAGGATGACACATTGAGTTGTGTTCCAGCCGATCCTGAGAACGGCGACTACTCATTCCGTTCTATCATGGGGATGATGCAGTCTGAAGATTTCAAGAAGCAGGGGTACAAGTGGGTTGCTGTCGACAGCTTGACTGAATTGTCTGAGCGTCTGCTTGAGTTCCTTGAGTACAAACATCAAGACAACAAGAACGGCTTTGAGAAGTGGGGTGACTATGGCCGCCTCATGCTCGGCTCATTGAAGTGGATCAGGGACTTGCCGATCCATGTACTTGTGACTTGTCTTGCTGCCGAAGAACAAGACGCCAACGACGTCACGCAGTATTGGCCATTGGTCAAGGGCAAGTCTGTTTCCAAACACATACCCGCATTGTTCGATCACGTTCTTTGTGGTGTCCGCATCACTGAGCGTGACCAGAAGGGTATGCCAAAAGTCAGACGCTACGTTGCGACTGACGAAGTATCGGGGTGGCATGGAAAGGTGCGCGATCCCCTCAATCGTCTGAAGCCTTATGAGGAAGTTTCAGACATCACTGAGTTGTTGGCTCGTATGTCGATGGATGACGCCGAGTTCACAAAGAAAACCAAAGAAGGAGTATGAAGATTATGAGTTGGAATGGTTTTGACGCGCTCGATTTGAGCAAGGTGGAAGCAGGTAGCGGATCAAATCGTCTGCAAAAAGGTACACATCATGTGAGATGCACCGAAGCAGAAGTTGTTTCTACAGCCTCTGGTGGCAAGATGATTAAAGCGTCACTCGAAGCTGTGGATGGGACAGGTGAGATTAACGCAAACTTTAACGTGGCAAACAAAAATCCAATGGCTGTCGACATTGGTATGCGTCAGTTGAAGACGTTTCTGGTGGCGGCCAATCACCCCACTCCAGACAAGCCAGCAGACATCGCGTCTCTGAAGGGTCTTGAGTGCAATGTTGTTGTCGATTTTGGCAAGGAGTGGAAGGGTGACGACGGCAAAATGCGTCGTAGCTCCGAAGTTAAAAACTTCAAGGCTGCGGGAGCCAAACCTCCAGAAGGATCAGGCAACTCGTCTGATCTTGATGACGACATTCCGTTTTAAGCATGGCTGAAGTCAGGACAGTAGACGATCTTATCGCAGCCATTGACGATGGCTACGATAAGATGGAGCGTGAAGGTAAGGCGAGGTGCTACATAGGCGCGTCGATTATCGGCAACGCTTGTGACGCTGTCCTGTCTTTCAACATGAGAGGGTTCCCGAACAACGAGCCAAGCGCGAAACTAAAACGTATCTTTCGCCTTGGCCATCTTCTCGAAGATGAGGTCGTTAAAGACTTAAAGGAGAAGGCAGACGTCCGCGTCTGGGAAAAGGATGGGTTCACTGGCAGACAGCATTCGTATGAAGAGCTAGGCGGTCACGTCGTTTGTCATATGGATGGTCACATCGAGATGGACGATGGCGTCTTGCGCGTCTTGGAAATCAAGTCGATGAACAACGCCAGCTTCAACAAGTTCGTGAAGCACGGTGTTAGGAAAAGCCACCCTCAATATTTTGGTCAGGTCACGATGATGATGGGCATGGCAAATTTTACGGAAGCTATGCTTGTTGCCGTCAACAAGAACAATTCTGAGTACCACGCCGAGATCATTGAGTTCGATGAGATTGAATTTAATTTTCTGAGAGAGCGGGTTGATCGAGCACTGCAAAACAAGACAGCCAAGATTGCGGCAGACGAAGACGATTGGCGTTGTCGTGGGTGTTTCAAGCGAGGCGTCTGTTGGGGAGACACACCTGTACCCAAGACTTGCGTCACTTGTCAGTTCTCTTTTCCTACCGAAGCTGGGCTTTGGCATTGTTCAAAACATGATGAGGAAGCGGTAGCAGCTTGCGCGGCATACCAGCGTTACGCACCGATGGATAGGGAATGATGGACGAGTTGAAAGATTTGTTGAACATGCAGGAAGAGCATAACCAGCTACTCTATAATATCGCGCTGCAAGAGAACAAGATTGCTTCTATCGCCGAGCGTTTGCAGTTCGTAAAGATGCCGCAAGACGAACACACCAAGGCTTTAGACAAGCTGCGATTGACCAGAGAAGAGGTGGCCAAGATGGAGTTCGAGGCCAGACGTCTGGAGAATTACATGAAGCGTTTTGAGTTGGGGTTGATGTTCGATGTTGCGTGATAAAATTTTAGATACAGCCAAAGACCTCATAAACGGACCACGTTCAAAGGACTACGGCGACGCTTGGGAAAACCATTCGAGAGTAGCTGAGATGTGGTCGGTAATTCTTGGGATGTCTGTGACCCCCAAGCAGGTTTACCTGTGTCTTCTGGCATTGAAGATGTGCAGACTTATACAGACGCCAGACCACAAAGACTCCGCAGTCGACATCTGCGGTTACGGGGCTTTGCTTGGTGAAGGCGACGGGAAAACTAAATAGGCACCTCGATCAACGACAGACGCTCAGAAATTCTCTTCGCGCGGTTCGGCGTCTGACTTTTCGCCCACTTGCTGTCTAAAATTTCTTCGCTCAGTTCAGACCACATGTGATCGTTGGCGTAGCGCACACTCTTAACAAATTTGCTGAGAGACGGACGGCCTAATTGATAGCACATATTGGCCAAGCAAAGCTGTGCCTCCTCTGGAAAACCATCGAAGTCACGGAAGATGATGCGGCAATCGTCCAGCGTCGTCTGTATGTCTGCCTCGAAACATTCAGTAACACGTTCTGGAGATACAGACGTACCCACTGGCTGGCTAAACTCAGGGTCTGACTCCAAAACCAAATGACCCACACCGAAAGTGAGCTTGTTTTCTGAGCACATGTATGTTTCGTGCTTAATCCCCTCATCCGCTTCGAGGTCTGCGCGTAGCTTTCCGATGTTCATTTCTTCATCCCCTTTAGTCCTCTCAAACCAAAACTCGCGGCTATGCTGGCGTAAACGGCATACTGAAACCACGATGGTGTATTAGAAAGAGCCGCAAACCCACGCTCCACAAAGGGTTGAGTGAACGGCACAAAGCACATCGCAATAATAATAATGAACAGGATCGTCCACGCCTCGTCCTTCCAACTATTATCGCTGGACTTGGCCATGATTTTTTCCCAGCCAGCCTCATGTGTGGCGGCGACCTTCATAACTTCGGCTTCAGCTTCAGCTTTGGCCAAGGCTACGGCAGACTTGCTCTTCTGCTCAGTAACCTTTTTCTCCATCCAAGAGCCAGCAAGACTAGCGATTGGACCTATTAGTGCTTGTATCATTTGTCGTATATCCTCACTTCATCAGGGTTTACAGTCCTCGGTACGCAATAGGCAGTCACCCTGTCTTTTGGGTCGAGGTATGCGCTGTACTGATAGTTGCCATACCTCTTCGTGACTTGGCTTGCGTACCAATTACAATCTTTGATTGACCTCCAATACATCGTGCCAGACTCAAGTTTTCGGAACTCGCCTGTGCCGAGGTAAACCAGCAGGAGAAAAGCATCGACTGTCATTTACTGCGCTCACTTCTTCGGCCAACAAGTTACGGTCATGTAACCACCGACGATCCCTGCCCCACTGAGAAAGATGAGATCGGTGACTGCTGCCAAGCCAGACAGCTTCTCTGCACTGCAAAGTGGAGAAGCTAGAAAGGCTGCATACAGACCCATGAAAACCAGTGTGTATCTGGCCATCCTTAGTTGCGCTAAATTCTTACGAAGTTCTGTTTCGGTTTCCTTGATCTCTTTTATGTGAGCAAGCTCTTCGTCAGTGATTACGCCATCACCGTCCTCATCGTACTCGCTGTACTTGGAGCCTTTCTCAAACTTCTTCTGGGTCATTTCCACTCACTTCCCCAAGAGCCAGACGCCCATCCGCCCGTGCTGCCCTTGTCACCTTGCTCACCTGCAACTGCGTCGACCACAGACTCGCGGAACTTGCGGTTGCCACCTAGGATCGGGATGCGGGTTGCAACCTCACGGGTAGCCGAGCGTTCTTTTGCGTTTGAGTTGTCGCCGTCGTCTGCAAGACCTGCACCGACTTGCATCGCGGCGTTGCCCAGACCGAATGTCGGGCCAAGAACTGTCGACCACATCCGCTGCTGGCCATATGCACCGTTATCTACTTGGCTAACAGCCGAGTGGATGACGTCGCCAAACAAGCCGAGGCCGCCCATTACCATCATTCCTTCAACGTACCAGCCAAGGAAGTCGTCGACGTTGCCATGCACTTTTTCGTCATGGCCAAGCGTCTTTGCGATGTTGCGCTTGCGAAGGGCCGCGCTTTCTCCGTCGTCACCACCGCGCTGCTGAATAATGTCTTTTGCAGAAAGCGTGGCCATGCCGAAGGCAGGGCCGAGCGTTGATAGATAGAACAGTGGCTTGAAGTTGCCGTGGTTTGCCTCGCTCAGAACGTGTCCAGTAAGGCGTGTCATCATCAGCGGGAATGACTTGAGCTGGAAAACGAGTGCGCCGATTGGCGTCTGCGCCCACAGCGGGATGTCGTTCGGGTTTGGCTGGAATATTGCTTCGTCTGCGAACTTGATGATGCCCATACGAACAGCGTCGTCGTTGACCATTAGGTCGTCTGCGACAGCCCTCGTTGACAGGGACATGCCGCTCTTTGGCCCGTTAGGCAAGAAGTCTTGCATACCGTAACGCTGCATGAAGCGGTGCGCCGTCTTGTATGCTGCGGGCTGTTCTGCGTAAGACTTGCCAGGGACAAACTTATCGAACGCTTTTGCTTGCATAGCGACGAAAGACTCGAAGCCAGTCGCGCCAGCAATCGTGCGGTTCATGTCTGTCCACGGTGTGAGCAGCGTAGCATTAAAGAACGCGTGTGATGCCTTGTTATCGGGCGATCCGTACATGTGGATCATGCGCTCATGGACAATGTTTTCCATAGCGACGCCCACATTCTTGAGCATACGGCGGTAGTGCGGGTCTGTGACCGTCTTGCCGAGACCCTTTGCCCAGCTACCAAACTGGCCAGACCGAATGATTGGCAGCACCACGTCGCCCAATGATGTCAGAGTGGTGAAGCCAAGCAGCGTGACGTTGTTTGTCATGCGAAGTGCGCGGGACACATTGACCACAGACTTCGCGCCCTGCCCATCCATCGGCTTCTTCATTGCCACCTTCATGGCCTGCTCGATAAACACTTCGTCCTGTGTGTTCATTGAGTTTGGCTCACCCTTGAAGTCTTCGAGCGCACCAATGATTGCGTCTACTCTGCGCTGGTACGTTACGGGTGGCTTGCCAGACGGGTATAAGTCTGTGAGAATTTTGCGAGCTGCGGCAGTTCCCTGGGAGTTGTGAACTTCTATGAGGTTTTTTGAAAACTCTCTTGAAGCTGCTTCATTCCCTGTGAATGGCATACGGATTGTGTCTTCAAGTGTGAAGACTTCGATCTTGCCATCTTCGTTCATGGCGTTGCGGTCTGTCTTAAAGACCTTGTTGGTCGACAGGAGTTTGGCAATGCCAGCTTCGCCGTCTGACGCAACCATCAGGTAGTCGTTTACAGCATGGCTATTGACGCCGAGCTTCTTTGCATGAACAACGCGACGTGAAGAGCCTTCGAGATACTTAACCAGAAGGGCCGAGACGTCGCTCTCCAAATACTCTTCAAGCTCATCAAGCATTTCTGGGTATTTGTCCAACTCGATAACGCGAGAGTAGTCGACGTTCTCGAAAGTCGGGTTCTTTGTTGAGCCGCGAGCTGGGATAAAGACGCCGTCATCTCCCTCTTCTGTCAGCTTTAGCATAACACCGTTGGCAAATGCTTCCGCTTCTGCGTTGTCTACTGTGCGCCCGTTAGCTCTTGCCTCAACCTTGTAGTATTCGATCATCTTGGTCAGAAAATCTGTGCGACGCTTTGCAATTTTCTTGCCGTCCCAGACTTGTGGAACATAATTGGGGCCACGATTTCCAACATGGAAGCCAAGAGAGTTTAGCTCTGAGCGTTCGTCTGCAAGCGTTGCACGGATTTGTCTGTAAATCGCACGTTCTGCATCGGACAAAGAACGCTCTTGCGTGCTGCCGTCACCCCGACGAAGTGCTTTGACAATACGTCTGTGGGACGCTGGCTGCTTCTGTCCTACGCCAGCAGTAGATGCCCTGAAGTGTCCGCGAAGCATACCGTCTGCGTCTGGCAAAGCATCGAGGGCGTTCATAATTGGCATGAACTTGCCTGCAAAACGCTGGTTCAAGTCTGGGAAATGGTTTTTGTAGAAGTTCGCAAGGTATGTCGCGCCCATTGACTTCATACGCTCTGACTGAGACTGGAAGTAGGTAAAATAGCTGCGCTTGCGGACTGCTTGTTCTTCGCCAGCATTTAGGTTGCGGCCCTTAACCATGCTCATCAGTGCGCCAGTCAGTGTACCGTTCGTGCCTTGCTGCTCAAGAACTTCGCCAAGTTGACCAGCAGAGACGTCTTCTACTTTGTTGATCTGGTTGGTGATGATGAGGTCTACGAGATCGCCGACTGTTCCTTTGGGTATTGACCCCGCCTCTGTCTGATACATACGCAGGTCACTGGCATTGAACTCTTCAGCGTCAATGTGCTTGGCCTGCTCTGCATCAAAGAGAACCATTGTTTTGTGGGTGACTTCATCTGCCCCAAGTCTTTCATCCTGTGATGCCTCCGTAAGACGATCCATAGTTAGGGTGTTGCGATGGTCGGTAATCATGCCATCGTGGCCCATGTCCTTGAGCATCTGGTTTAGGGCGACCCTTGGATTGCCAGACCTAGACTGGTCAATGCCTTCAGCAAAAATGCGGTAGAGAATGTCACCGCTCACTGGTTGTTCTTGAGATAACTCTTGTTCAATATACCTCATGGCTTCGTAACCACTGTCTTCATTCTTGAGCATCTCGTCCAAGAACCTTTGAACAAATGGGTCTTCCATGTCATAGTTTTTGGTATTGCTAAAGTCTGCTGGGTTTTTGAGAGATATAACCATAGGCATGACTTCTGGGTCTGTGATTAGCCCAGCATCTTCTATCGTTTTTACAAGCTCTCTCTCAAGTTTAAGACTTTCCTTCAACTCATCATCAAGCAACTGCGTTTCAGCATAATCTGGACCGTATATTAAGGATGTTTCTTGATACGCACGTCTTTGCATTTGAATTTGTTTGCGCGTTGTAAAAAGCTCGTGGACGTCTGCAAGCAGGAAGTATTCGTCATCTCCACTCAAACCCAACTCTTCAACTTGCCTCATCATTGCGTCTGGCGTGGCTTTCTCCGCATAGACGTTTGACGCAACATGCGGGTTAGCAGTCAGATAATAGCCAGGGCCGTACTGGCCGTCTTCCGAACGCTTGAAAATTACGCCTGGATTGTTTGCTTTGCGGAGTGCTTTGCCGTTAGGTGTGCCGTGGAAGAAAATTACAGGCATGTCTGCGACTAGATCATACCCAACGCCGCCTTTTGCGTAGGTGTCAAGACGTGAACGCTTGGCCTTGTCCATCGTGGATAGCGTGTCATGCGCGTAGTCTGCGGCATAGGATGTGTGAACGAGGTACTCACCTTCCAATGCGCCGTACATAGGACGGTTGCCTCCGGCAAACATGTCGCCATAGTAATCTAGGTGTGGATACTTTTCTTTGAGGTCTGGGCGGCCAACGTGGCCGTTTAAGACGTAGGCTGTGTATTCAGCCATCCTGTCCATAGCACGTTGAACGTCGCTGATTTGGGAAGCAGTAACAGTGCCAGAAACACGCGCTGTAATTGCGTCGTTTCGCATCGTTCCCTTCATAAAGTCTGAGGTCAGTTCAGAGAACATCGAGATAGCCAGATACTCGTCACGAATTGAGTCTTCGATGCCGTCTGGCACAGGGTACTTGTCTTCAACCATGCGTCTGATGCTTGGGTCTGTTTGTTGAAAAAGCTCAACAAGTGCATCACGTTCGTTCTTTGGTATAGATGTGCGACCAATCATTTGCATGAGGTCTATGACCCGCGTTTCGGGATTGGCCTGTCCTCTTGTTACCGTTGATGCAATCCGCCGCACAGTACCTTGCAGTTCACGAAACTCTGGATTGGCAGTATTCACGAAGATCGAAGTACCGCTTCGCTCTGGGCTAAATCCAACAAGACGTTGTACTTCCGACACAAGAGTGTCGTTGCCATCTTCCATCGTGCCTTTGTGTGTGCGGTTCATCAGATTGAGCAGACGATATGTGATTGTCCGCGCAGCAACCTGAACCTCTGGCTCACGGTGCGTCATGCGTCCGAGTATCTCACGCACGGACGGTCTTGCAGACGCAGGGATACCATCGCTTGCAGACACGCCCGTCGAGTCGAGCTTCTCTCTAATGATGCCAGCCCTGATCTGCTGGAACGTAGGCTTGATGAGCGCATTGCCTTCACGCTTGGACTTACGACTTGCGATCCGACGCTGGGTTTCATAGGCCAGCATCTTGACGGCTTTAGCATCGCCAGTGTGGATAGCATCGAGCAGAGCTTGGTTTAGTTCCAGCTTGCCCATCTTGTGAACTGCCTGAGTGACTGGCACAGGCTTTGCGGGAAGCGGCTTTGCCTTTATCTTTCGCGTGATTTCCAGAGCGACTTGATCTCCGTAATCAGTTCCTTTGTGCTTTTGATATAGCTTTCGGAGATTAGTAAGAGGCTGAGAGCGCACTTCTGGAGCAGTTGATACGTCGACTGTAGGACGCGACGCGGCATCTGCCCTAGCTCGCTTACCTTTGGGTGTTTTGGCATCTGCCGTAGCTTGTGCATCAGTTCTTTCATCACGTTTACCTATTGCAGCCTTTGCCTGCGCTTTGCCTTTGCTTGGGTTGACGTTGCCTTTTCCATCGCGTGGAGGCCGAGACTCATCTTTTACTGAGTTTGGTACACGGCCAGCAGCTAGATCGGGTGTGCCTTCGGCTTCTTGATAGCGAGAGTTAAGGATGCGCTCTGCAACCTCGAATGATTTTTGCAGACTTGTGGCGTCCCAGTCTTTGATCGAGCCAGGGTAGCCGTCTCGTGGCTCAAACCTGCCGTTGTAACCGTTGTAGTAAAAGTCTCTAAGGTCATCAGCTACTTGTTGGGGGTCTGCGCGGAGCGACAGACCTTCGTAAGCAGCGGGGCTGAACGCCTCTTCACCACCTTCATCGAACACAGGTTTGCCGTGCATAATTTCGTCGATGTCACGGATGCGATTGCGAAGCAGCTTGCCAGCACCCTTGCCGCGCTTGCCTCTACGAAGAGCAAGCAGTGGGCCAGTGGCTGTCTCTGCATCGTTCTTTGCCATGCTGAGTAACAGAGTTCTATATGCTTCGGCTGCGGATATAATGCCGTCTGCACTGTCCCGTTGAATTGCGTCTTCCAAATCCATCTTGGCGATCTGGAGCTGCACGAAGTTACTTTGTAGTGCAGTGCCTTCCTTCGTCTGTGGGTTGGCATGAACGCCAAGGCCAAAGACTTTCTCTTCTTCCGGCGGCAGTATCTTTGCGAACAGCGGCTCAAGGTCTGGGTCAATGCGCTTCTTGTCGTAGTACCTGTCAAAGACAGCCTTGATGTAGCGGGCAAAACGCTTCCACATCGCCTCGTCTTTGACCATGAGATCGCCGCGCTGTGATGCCCACATGTCGAATTGCTGGGCAAAAAATTCTTGCGGGCTTTGCATGTCATTCATCGTGACAGCTTGCAGTCGAGCACCTGTTGCTGGGTCTACTGCGTTAGGGTCTGTGCTTACATCAAGACGCCCACCGACAGGCACTCTATCAGCGACGGCATCACGATTGAAGCTGCCGCTGTCCCGATAATATTTTTGCATTGCAGTCCAGAAGTCGATGCGATCTTGTGGCGTCAAGATGTAACGATATGCCCAGTGCGCCATCTCATGCTGGAGAGTCGCGTGGGCAGGCGTAAAGCCAACAAGACCTTTTTCATTCGTTGCAAGAAGCACTTTTGTTTGAGTCCTCCTAGCAGGGTCAGCAGACATGCCAAAACTAAGTGCATTGGTTGTTTCTCTCGGTTCCACCACTGGGCCAACAGAACGATCACCGCCAAGACGCTCCATAAAGCGTTTCATTAGAGTTAGTTCTTCTGCTGGCCGCCCTTCAAATATCTTTTGTACTGCTGCTACGCTGTCAGCGCGAGTTGCTACATCTTCGATATATCCTTGTGGTGCGATACGAGCTTGGATTTGATACGCGACCTTGAGGGACTCGATGACCTTGTCTATGGCATCTGCATTTTTAGGCCAACCCATACCTTCGGCTTCAAGTAAAGATTGCCGAAGCTGGCCTCCAGTGAAGTTTAGAGAGCCGTCAGTCTTGATGCGGCCACGCGAACCACGAAGGAAATTTAAGGCTTTGGCCTCTTCTGGAGTTGCCGTAAACTCGACACTCATAAACTCTTCAAGAGTAAGCGGCTCACCCGCTCCTGTGGCATCTCCAGCCTCAAGACGTGCGCCTTTGCCAGTCTGGTTTGCTTCTTCAGGCAGGCTGTCGAACAGACGGCGCAGCGCAGCACCTCTGGCCTTGGCATCGAGCGGTGCATACTTCACGGTCCAGTTGGTTGGGTCTGAGTCTGGATTACCAGCTTTCTGGCCAATGATGGCAGAGATGTCTTTGCCTTCATTGATCTGCCGCTGACTAATCATGCGGACTACGTCTGGGTTGGCTTTTGACTGGACAATTAGCTTTTGTCCGCCTTTGGTAACAGGCGGAGACAGTGCTGGTTCAGGTGCTCCAGTTGGGCTGTCAGACTTGGCAGCCGTGCGTTTTGCCAAGTCTTGGATTGCGCGAAGAGCCGTTGCCAGGGCGTTTGGATCACCGCTGGCAAGCGCGTCTGTGACTGTCTTCTTGTTGGCTGCCTTTGATGCGGCGGGAGCGTTTAACTTCTGGCCCTTTCTGTCGCCACGCACATACTCTGCGTACTCTTTTGTGATGTAAGAACGCTGGGTTCTTGCATCGACAAAGACTGTAGTGCCTTTCTTGACGGTGACGTCGCCGTCTGGGCCTTTGACTACTTCCTGTGTACGGGTGGTGTAAGGAACAATGGACGGGCCAGTGCTGGCCTGTGCGCGGATAATGGCTTCTTCTTTAGCCAGACCACTCTTGCGGACTTGGTACTGTGGGTCGAGACCGCCTTTGCCAGAACGCTTCAGAAATGACTGTATCTTGCCGTTGGTAGAACGACCAGCGGTTTCCATAATGGACGCGCGGTCAATGGCGTCTTGGCTCTTGCGAGCTTTTGGTGCTGTTGTGTCTGTGCCGCGCTCCGCAACAACCTGTCTCTCAGCCAAGAAATCAGCAATCTCCTTGGAGATGCTCATTTCCTTCTGCTTGCTTTTGGACAGACGACGGATGCGCTTGAGTTCTGTTGTGGTAAACTCGTCTGCTCTGATCTCTTGTAGACGAACGCCTGATTGGGCATCTTCTATAAGGTCTGCAATTTCATCCAGCATTTTTTCGCGAATAGCCAAGTCTGGCTGATCGCGAACCAGCTTTATCATTTGTTCCGCTTCATCAGGGAACGCATCGCTGGCAAAGATTTCGAGAGTACGCAAATCATGTTCGATAAGGTCTGCGTGTTTAGCAGGGTCTTTTCTCATTTCATTAAGATATTCTCGATACGCTGAAGCTGGCATCTCCTGACCAGTCTCGGCCAGATTATCAATGCGGTCCTGCTCCGCTCTTACAGCGGAGTCTGCTGCTGCTTCGGCGTCTGTACGGGCAGGTGCTTTGCCGCCAAAGAAATAGTGGCGAAACAAAGCACTGAGGTCATCTGCATCACTTTTGACGCCATCACGACGCGCTAACATGTCTACGATGTCGGATAGTTCCTGCGGATCGTAGTCCATTGGGCTGTCTATTTGATCGAGAATATCGCCAAGCTCTTCCTCAACTTGAGCAGCATAAACATCTGTTTCCGCATCGTCTGCACGGCCACGAATGGCCTTTGATACTGCGCCCTTGGTAACGCGCCCGCCTTCAGACTTTTCTGATGGCGTGATGTTGCGCCAGTCGACGCCAGCAGCAAGTGCTCGGCCACGGTTTTCCACGCTGATTGGTGGTTCGTCTGGGATTTCTGGAGCTGCCGGAGCTGCCGGAGCTGCCGGAGCTGCTTCTGGTGTTGCCTCTGTAACTGCTTCAGGAGCTTCAGTAGTTTCAGGAACTTCCGTTGTCTCAGGTTTTGCGTCTGCGGCTTCGCGAGCAGATGCAAC